CTGTGGGCATCCTCTGTAGTGAGGATCAGCGACTGACCGCGTGTGCGCAGCCCAGCCAAAATAACGCCGTTGGTTTGCAAGTTTATGTCGCCAGCTTCGTTTGTAGCTGCGGGCGTCCAAGTCGTATTGTCTTCGCGGTCTGACCACTGCACCTTGCGCGGATCGCCGTCAGCGCCGAAGCACACAACAAAGCGCTCTTCTGTCACCATCATGCCAGTGCAATTAGTCGGCGCGTTTGCGATTAAAGCAGCGTCCGTTGCGGGGTTGCCCTGCCACTCGTATAGCTTGCCGTCATCGTATGACATGGCCAGCAGATACTCGCCCCAATTCTCCAAGGACCAAGTTGTCGCCGGGAGGATTGTTTCAGTGTCAGCGCGTGGCAGGCCGTATTCTTCGTTGCCGTAAAACCCGCCGCCGTATGCAGTGTTGATGTTTGCGTCGATGCGCCCTGCGGTTAGGCCAGTGGGCGTAATGTCAGTTGCAGTGCCATTTGCGTTGATAACGTACAGGCTGTTGTACGTTCCCGCCGCCACTTGGCGTAAACCGTCATTCTCTTCCCACGCAATCATGGAGCGAACAACGCCGTTTAGATCGACGGAAGCACGTTGACGCCAGCCACCAACAGGACGCAGCGCATCCTCGTGCCATCGGACAAGGTTAATATCCCGCCAGCGGCCCTGAGACATAAGGTCAGTGCCGTTGCGGTACTGGCCTGCGGGGAGTTTGAGCGGGATTAGAGGCATGGCTTCGCCTTATGTTTTAACTACTAAACTTGTAGCAGATATTGCTGTCCCTGCAAAGACACTTGGATCGGCAGGGGTTGTGCCTAGCGTTCCGTCTGTCTGGACGTAGTAGCTCTGCCCTGCGGTAAGGCCAGACTGGTTTGTGCTGAGTGATCCGATGATGTCTACCGTGGCGCTGCTGCCGTTTGCTACAGAGCCGCCCTGAGACATGCCTATGTAGTTTTCGGAGGTGAGGTTGGTGGAGCCAACAGCGAAGACAGCAGCGGTTCCGTAAGATGAGTTAAGTTGATCTTGAAAGCCAATAACAACTTTATTTGAATTGCTATCAAATGCTGATCCAATGTTGTCAACCGCAGCGGACTCAAATACGCTTGGGTCATCAAAGCTAATTGACGTACCCGACACAGTGCCAGTAATTACAGTACCATATTGTGAGTTATTATAATCACTGTAAGAGATAACAACCTTGCCACTACTGCTGTCAAAAACTGCCGATGTGTAATTTGTAACGTCAGTGTTAAATTGTACTGACGATCCAAAGCTAATGCTTGTGCCGCTTACGGTTCCAACTATTGCAGTCCCTCTTGCACTCGCATTGTTATTTCTATAGGCCACAACAACTTTATTATTAACGCTATCAAAAGTTGCTGACGTATAGTTTGGCTCAACACTATGAAACACAACGGGCGTGCCAAAAGAGATGGACGTTCCACTTACAGTTCCAATAATTGCTGTGGCGTAGTTGCTTGGCCCACCGTAAGCAATCACAGTTTTGTTTGAGTTACTGTCAAATGTTGCTGAAATATAAAATGCTGTGCCACTAGAGAAAGTCACAGATGAACCAAAGCTGATTGACGAGCCAGAAACCGTGCCGACAACAGCCACCCCGTCAGAACCGCCACGTTGCCAACACATAATGACCTTGCTGTTGCTTGTGTCAAATGTTGCTGCTATTTGCTCTGCGGCAGACGTGTCAAATACAACAAAACTACCAAAACTTATTGATGTTCCGCTCACCGTACCTACGATAGCCGTGCCTCTAAAGGAACTAGCAACGTCTTGAAAGCCAATAACAACTTTATTTGAATTGCTATCAAATGTAGCTGCTATATGTTGAGCATTGTTTGACCTAAAAACAGATGGTGTTCCAAATGAAATGGAGGTTCCGCTTACTGAACCAACGATAGCGGTTCCATAATTGCTGTTACTGGAGTCTCTATATGCGATAACTATTTTGTTAGAGTTGCTATCAAAGACGGTTGATACAAAATTAGTTGTGCCAGCTTCAAAAACAACAGGCGTTCCAGCGCCTTCCGCAACACCCTCAACAACACTAACAGTCCCATCGCTATTAACAACAACAGGCTTACCATTCGGCAGTGTACCCGTAGCCTTGGCCCTATGCGTACCCTCTTTTAACTCTGGGATAGTTCTCATGGTCTAGCCTTTCACGATCATCTTTGTTGCCGATATGGCTGTGCCAGCGAAGACACTTGGGTCTGCTGGTGTTGTACCTAGTGTGCCATTCGTCTGGACGTAGTAGCTCTGGCCCGCAGTCAAACCTGATTGCCTGTCGTTTATCGCACCTTGCACATCAATGGTGGCCCCAGCGGTGTCAGGGTAGCCGTTGCTGGATAGGCCGATGTAGTTTTCTGCGGTGAGGTTGGTGACAAGGGTGTCCATACTAATAACACGACTTGCTCCGTATCTAGTTGAGCCAGTTGCATCAGAGTACATCATTGCAAATTTGTCAGCATTTACATCATACGTCATAGTGTACTCTTGGTGACTGCCAGAACCACTCACAAAAGTATCTACGACTAGACGATCACCTGCGCTTATACTGGTCCCGCTTACAGTTAGCGGGTAAAAATACATATCCGTGTTACCGCTGGAATTATCGGATATTAAAGCGCCCACTTGCCCTGCTGATGAATTAAAAGCCACGTGTGGCCCAGCACGATCCGAAGCCGATGTAGCAGAGGTAATCACAACTGGTGTTCCAAAACTTATAGACGTTCCAGAAACTGTACCGACTGCCGCTGTAGCATAACCGCTGTTTGCACTGTCTCTATAAACCACCACTGTTTTATTGTTTGTGGTGTCAAAAGTTATACCCATATAGGCGTCGGTACGGTCGTTCGAAATATTTGCCTCTGAACCAAAACTTATAGACGTTCCAGACACAGTGCCAACAAATACTTTCATTTTAAAGTTCGCATTGTAATCCTGACATACGACCACAACCTTGTTATTTGCGCTATCAAATGTTGCGTTTACATACACACAATAACCAGTCATAAAGACCACAGGCGACCCGAAACTAATACTCGTTCCAGAGACCGTACCAACTCTTGCAGTAGCTTTAAAAGAGTTGCTGCCATCAGCATACACTACAACAATCTTGTTGTTAGAGCTATCAAAGGTTATATTGTTCTGATTTCCCGTAGTATCATACTCAACTGAGCTTCCAAAACTTATGCTTGTTCCCGAAACAGTACCAACAATACAGTGCTTTCTATCAACATTGTTTTTGTAAAATGAGATTACAACTTTGTTGTTAGAGCTATCAAACGTAGCATGGCTTTGATCTGTGTTAATACTAGAATACACAACAGGCGTACCAAAACTTATAGAGTCTCCACTGACAGTGCCTACAATTGCAGTGGCATAATCACTATTATCATCGTCCTTGTAGCAAAAAATTACTTTATTTGAGTTCGTGTCGTAAGTTGAGCCTGTTTGCTCTACTGCACCATCAAAAATTACTTTGCTACCTACGCCAGCAGGGGAGCCTGTGCTTGTAATAGAACTAACAGTCCCGTTAGCATTCACAACAACAGCCTTACCATTGGGCAACGCACCACTGGCAATGGCGTTCAGCTTCCGTACTTGTGTGCTGGGTGTACCAATGGTGCGCATATGATTATTCTCCGTCTTCTGCTTCTGGGTCTACCCAATCAGGGTTCAACGTCCATGTAGTGCCATCAAGTTTATACTTGTTGCCTGTCCAGTCAGCAGGGGCGTTGGTCACGTTGTCAGTGATTGTCACTGTCGTGCTATTCAAGTCGCCAATGATGAACTGTGCAGGGTCTCCTACAGTGATGTTGTCAGCCGTGGCTGTGATTGCCACATCATCAGCAAGCAAATACTTACTTAACTTTGTTGATGTTTCAACGATGGTCTTCATCAGATTATCCTTTCACGATGAGTTTAGTAGCCGACACGGCAGTGCCAGCAAGTACAGATGGATCGGCAGGGGTTGTACCCAACGTGCCGTCAGTTTGAACATAGTAATCCTGCCCAGCAGTTAGACCCGACTGTGCGTCATTGATAGAGCAACCCGTCTGGACAACAGCAGATGTTCCATTAGCAGCAGCGCCCTTGGCAATGCCGATGTAGTTTTCGGAGGTGAGGTTGGTGGCGTTATATTGATTTTGGAATACCACAGACGTTCCCAAACTTGAATTACCACCGTCTCCATAAGCTATCACAACTTTTTTAGCGTCAGTGTCAGTTGCAAGAGTAAAGTAAAAACTGTTAGCCGACTCGAAAACAACAGAAGAACCAAAGCTGATCGACGTGCCACTTACTATTCCCACATTTAGAGTTCCATAGTAGCTGCCGTTGTAGTCTCTGTATGCCGCAACTACCTTGCCTGCTACACTGTCGTAAGTAGCTGACAAAAAGTCAAAACCACCACTTGAAAACTCGGTGCTAGACCCAAAGCTAATGGACGTGCCACTCACTGTTCCAACAATGCCTGTCGCACGATCTGAGTTATTTCCATCTCCATATAAAACTACTATTTTTTGAGCCTTACTATCATAAACGGCATTTATATAACCTGCGTTTGAGGCCTCAAAAACAACTTCTGCGCCGAAGCTAATAGACGTTCCACTAACTGTGCCAACAATAGCTGTGCCGTAGTTGGAGTTGCCAATGTCGTTGTACGTTATGACAACCTTTTGAGCATTGGCGTCATAAGCAGCAGATATATAAATAGAGTGTCCGTTGTTAAATAACGTAGGCGATCCAAAGCTAATTGATGTGCCGCTTACTGTGCCAACTACAGCCGTTCCATAATTAGAGTTATTGACGTCTCTATAAGCTATAACAACTTTTTGAGCATTGGCGTCATAAACAGCGGATATATAGTCAGATGTCGCTGTTTCAAAGACAGCAGGGCTGCCAAAACTAATGGAGTTTCCACTTACAGTTCCGACAATCGCTGTGCCATACTGAGAGTTGCCGTAGTCTCTATAAGCTATAACAACTTTTTGAGCGTTGGCATCATAAACCATTGAAATATTATATGTACTTGCGCTTTCAAAGACAACCGGACTACCAAAGCTAATCGTCATGCCGTTTACGGTTCCAACTACTGCATATCCATAGTTTGAACCGGAGTTTTGTCTGTATGCTACAATAATTTTTTGAGTATTAGGGTCATAAACACTTGAAGAGACATTCATTGGAACGCTAAGAAAGGTAGCGGGAGTTCCTAGTGTTTGACTGCCACTTTCTGAAGTAATAACACTCACAGTACCATCAGCATTAACAATAACAGGTTTGCCGTTGGGCAGTGTACCACTGGCAACAGCCCGTACTTCACCATCTACAGGTGTGTTGCCTATGGTACGCATTAGCTGATCTCTTCGTAACTTACGATGACTTCCAAGTCGTTTGCTGTGCCGGCAGTTGCTGTGATCGAGCGATCTTCCTCAAGGTAAATCGCTGTGTTCTTATCCAAAGCAATCAAGGATGAGTCGCCTGCAACCGATGCAGTAGCAATGAGCGAGTATGCTGTGCCGCCCCCAGAGGCTGCGTTGTGTACGTCAATCGTAACGTCACAAGCGTTTGTGCCATCGACGTTAGCCACTTGGATCATATTGACCTTAAAGACCTTGCCAGATGATGCAGCGTTGCTGACCAGCGTGGTTGCGGATGTTGAACTTAAAGCCACCAGAGCCGATTTGGCAGTGATAGTGGCTACATTTACTACGTTTGGGGCGGCCATGGTTTTCTCCTATTAACCGAATACAATCGCCATCGCGATAGCTTTTCCTGTTGATGCCGCTGCGTCAGCCTTGTCTTCGACAGTCTTTAATGTCGTGTCAAGATCGTCCCAGTTGCCATTTAGATAACCACCCCAAGCGTCTTCGTCGCCGCCTACGGTTGGCTTATTCCAAGAATAGTTTGTCGTTGTCGTAGGCATTACGCGGCCCTCTCTAAGTAATCTGCCTCTGTCCATGTATTACTTGGATTTGGCGATGCTGTCCATGTTGTCGTAGGATCGTCTGCGTCAAGCCACTTATAGCGAGACAGAACATTAACTGTCAGGCTCAAATTGTCTGTCGCAGACATTAGTCTAACGCGATTATAGCTTATATTTACGCTAGATGATAGTGCCACGTCTACGCGACCCACAACGTCAATAACTCCGTTAGACGTAGCAGTAGATGTCAGGGTAACATTTGACGCGGCATTTGCAATCCGCTGGCCAGAACTTGCCACGTTGCAAACAAGGTTAATGGCCGCAGCGCCTTCCTCGACGCTGTGATTTTCGCCATAAATGTACGAGCCGTAAGTGTTTAAGCCGTAACCCGGTCTAAAGCCGGGAACTTCTGGATACTCAACCGCCACCGCCACTATAATGCCTTGGCAAACTATATTAGCCGCAGCGGTTCTAACCTTAATAGACGTAGCCGATGCTGACGAAGTGCAAGATGTAGACGCCGCGCCGCCAATAACTCTATTGCCGCTTGCAGTAACGCTGGTTGCACACGCCGCACTTGACGCGCCTATTATGACTTGCTGCAATAGAGCGGATGTTGCACAGGCTATTGCCGCAGTCGATGCAGCGTTGCGCACGTTAACGGCCTCAGACGATACCGCACAGGCCAATGATACACTAGCTGACGCATCGACTATAGAGCCAGATAAACCATAAATATCCTGACCATAAAAAGCATCACCGTAATTTGCGCGGTAGACGGTCATTAGGCTAACGTAATGTCCAGATCACCTGTTGGGATACGGAACACATCTCCATCGTTAATTGCTTTGGCAACAGTCAAGGCACTATGAACAATCATGTCACCGCTGCTTGATGCAGTCATAACCGCCATATGCGTAATAGTACCCCAATTTCCGCCATTCGCGGCAGGGAACTCTACAGCCGCTGAATTGGTAGCAAGATCGTTTGACACGGTAAAACTGACAGCCGTCCTTGCGTAACCGTTTCCAGACACCTCATTGGCTGTTGAGCCGCTGTCCGTTGGGTCGGCTGTAAAAAGTCCAACATACCAAGCGGTCGGCCTCGTTACGCTGGTCGCAGTAAACACATAGTTTAAAACGTGTGTTTCGTAAGTGTTAGTAAAAGACATGGATTTCTCCGTTAGATATATCTGGCGCGATCATACACCAATGTGAATTTAATAGCCAGACGTCCGCATTCGGAGGCCAGAGCCGGCGGATCTTGTTTCGTCAGACGACTTTTGGAGCGACTGTATCGCGTTTGAGTAGAGCGACGCCCACACCTGCGTCCGGGCGTCATCGTTTAGGTACGGGGCCGATTGCACCAAGGCGCCGTATAGGTAGGCGTCTGGGGCGTCCTGCAAGAGCCAGTTGTATGTGTTAGTGGCGCTCAGCGCCGGGGTCTTGCCGAAATACATCAGCTGCATCTGGTATTCGGTGTCTGGCGTTGGGAACACCTCGATCTCGTGGCCCACGTTAGCGTAGAGGCGAGGGCGGCCGCTCTGATCGTTGTTCTGCTGACGCAGCTGGGCTAAGTCGTCGATTGACGTGGCCTCGATGCGGAACGTGTTGCCAGACGTGATTGTGAAACGCATTGTCTGCACC